TAAGCATCCGATGGAAAAACCGGCATACGCATTTCAAAAACATTTAAAACAAATGGCGAGGGAGTCACAGCAACTTGACACAAAGGCAAGGTAACCTTTACAATGGATTATGTCCGAAATGTAATGGGGTAATGAAACTTGACGAAGATGAATTATCCTGTATAATGTGTGGTAAGGTGCTATACCTAGAATATAGAAAGTTGAGAATAGATGATAATACCAGAACAAGCGAAACCACGACTGATAAAGATGCGTCGAGCGGGGATGGGGTGGACAGCCTTAAAGAGATGGCTGGAAGACGAGTACGGGATCGACGTACACCGCAGTACAATTCAACGATGGTTCGACCGGGAGGGCTATTCAGAAATTGATATAGATCAGTTGCTGGATGAAACCGCTGCTAATATGGCAGACGTTATTGCGCCTGAGCCTGTTAATCCTTTAGAAGACCCAGACTTTTGGGTAGAGGAAAAGGTTAAGCAGGATAAGAAAGTCGCAACCCATAAAGCGGAAGCGGCTTATTACAAGAAGTTGTACGAGAGTTCAATAAAAGATAGTAGTAAGAAAGAACTTATTATTGATGCTATACGAGATAACACTACTGCTATCCCTAGAATAAAACGGCTTAATTACAAGACTACATCTCGTGACACACGACGGCGAGGAACAAAGCCCCAAGTAATGGTAGCCCCATTGACAGATACACACGTAGGAGATCGGGTAACCTTCGATCAGACAACAGGTATTAACGAATACAATGTAGATATCTTCAACAGACGCTTATATGGATGGACAGAGCAAATTATACTGCTCGCTAATTACCGCCGCAACATTGCTGACATAGATGAATTAGTAATTCCTATGTTAGGAGACATGGTTAGTGGGGATATCCATGAGGAATTAGCTAGAACTAATATTGGTAATTGTATGGAACAGATGATGAATGGTGCATTCCTTATTAGTCAGTCGCTTATAGCTCTGTCACAACACTTTAATAAGATTAGAGTTGCGGGAGTTGTGGGTAACCATGGGCGCATGACCCGAAAGATTCCCTCTAAAGATAAGCATATGGATTGGGATCACATGTTATACCAATGGGTAGCAGCTTTTTGTGTGGAACAAAAGAATATTGAATTCCATATCCCAAAGAATTTCAGTACTATTATTAATGTTGCCAATCGAAACATTCTTATTATGCACGGTGATTCTATTTCTGGTGGCGGGACATCAGCGAGTTTCACTCGTATGGTTGGACAGATGCGTGGGTTGCAACAACAGAATCAATCATGGGGAGATGTTCAACGCTTTGATGACATCATGATAGGTCACTTCCATCGTATTGATGAATATGATATTGGTACAGGAGCAATGTATATCTGTGGAACCATGAAAGGTTCAGATGAATTTACTACGAATAGACTTCATGTAAGTACACCCCCGAAGCATTTGATTACTTACTGGCACCCAGACCATGGGAATGTTAGTAAAGAGATTATACGATTAGATAAATTTGATAAAAAATCAGATATGTTTCATTCTACCGTTCCAGAAGTTTGGAGCCAAAACATAGTATAATGAAGTACTATGGATGAACGTTTTAAAAGTATGACATTTCGGGATGTCCTCGTACAGTCCCTACAAAAGTTTGCCGCCCGTATTTATTTTGAATCCCAAAAGACGGTTCCAGTAAAAACCGGGCAGCTAAAGGCTTCCGCTTCTATTAAATTTATGGGGAGTGAGAAAGTAGCGGTAATTAAGTACGACACTCCTTATGCAAGTATGATTAATCAGACTCAGGGTGCCTCAAGTGGGAAACAATGGGGTGGCGTGGGGGATAAAACGATGGAGGTCTCCTCACATAAACGAACATATCCTAGTGGAAAAACTGTAACAGTTCGGAAGCACACAAAAAATGTTGGGCCTAGACCCGCAGGACGGGGTAATGGTTTTCTAACAAACGCAGCTAAAAACCAATCCAAAAGTTGGGCTAAAATAACTGCACAAGAATTTCCAGATAAATTTATAGTAAAGAGTTTAGGTTTTTAAAGGAGTTTAGAATGGTAGACATTACAAAGGTTAGTAAAGAACAAGAATATATTATGCAGAGACATTCACGCATGGTTGGTAAGATTTTAGATTTGGTAGAAGCCTCTCTACCCGAAGGAACGCAGTGTGAGAAGCTAAAAAAGCTCCTGCAAGTTCCGATGTATGATTACCGAAATGAGATACTACACCTCCTTGAGGGCGGTACACTCCCCGTAAATGAGAAATAAATGCAATTTTTGGCATTTTTCGTAGGTTTTCTATATAAGTATAGTATAATAAAATGTTAGAACAAACGTGCTAACGTTGTATTTTCGTGTGGTCGGCGGTGGCTAAGACCAACCATACGTTATTTTATTGGACTGGAATGGACTATAGGGGGAAATTCTTATGGCAGACGAAATGGAACGTATTGAGAAGGCGTTAGAAGGCAATGGCCTAGCCCTATCTGCGGTCGCAGAAGTACTCCAGAAGATGGATGCACGGCTTACAAAGGCCGAAGAAGACGAAGAAGACAAGAGAGAAGAAGAAGACGCTGCTGTTGAAAAGGCAGCCCTCGTAAAAGAATTGGCATCAGAAGTTGCCAGTATGTTAAAAGCAGATCAAGGTATGGATGTTGATGGTAGTAAAGAGCGTAAAGCAAAAACTACTGGCGGTAGCGCATCAAATGCTGATGACTCCGAATCTGCTGCTACGATCTCTACAAAGATAGAAGATCAGCAGAAACCTATTCAAGCTATGATCAAAGCTGGTGACGACGAGGAAGATGAAGACAAGCCCGCAGATGAGTATGTTGACGAAAAAGCCGCCGACGACGACGAAATCGATGATGAAGATGACACGAAGGAAGCTAGCTATCGAAAAGCTGGTGACGACGCAGACGATGACGATGACGACGATGAACTTAAGTCTATGCAAAAGGAACTAGATTCCCTACGCAAACAACTTGCTGCTTTTGAAGGCAGTATGGAAAAAGCTGTTCAAACCGAGTCTGAAGACCGTCTACGAAAGATGGGCTTTAAAGAAGAGACTGGACTGGTTGCACCGCAACTCGCCGCACTTGGAACTGATGGAACAACTCCGATTGTAAAGTCAGCTACTCAGGGCGATACTGTCGAGCAACTCGCTAATCTTTCATATGGGGAACTTCGTGAACTCCAGATGAGAATTCAAGCGGGTGACACTAATGGAGTTCCGAAGGAACTTCTCTAATAAACAACGAGTAAGAAACAGGAGATTTAAAGATGGCTAATCCTTCATTAAGTGAATATCTTGCTCAGTCGCAACGGGGTCTATACAACTCCGTCTTCGGCCCAGAGTACTTGCAGAAGCAGACGTACTTTACGGTTGACACTGCGACTGGCATTTTTAACACTACATACGGTAGGAAGGTATGGCAAGCTCTAAACAACCAGACCCGTTTCTTCAACGCTATTCCCAGAACTGTCTGGGGTAGCACCGCCGGTTGGCGTATCAGGACAGACCGTGGATCGAGTCGATCTCGCCCGGTAACTGAAACTGGTTCGCTCCCAACCGTGGACGTATCCAACATTGAGACGGTATCGAGCTTGCCTCGAATCGTTTCGACTACATTCGGTGCATCTGTGAAGTCAGTCTTCACGGCGCAACTTGAAGGTGGTATTGGCGACGTTCTTGCGATGGAGAACGAGAATGCACAGCTTGACCACGTAAAAGAGATCAATGAGGAACTGATGGCTGGTTCCATGTATCTCGCTTCCGCAGGTAGCACGACTACCTCAACTGTCCCAGCCGCTGTTGCCAAACACATAAAGATTGGTGACACACTTACGGTTTGGGATACTTCAGCTAACGACTGGATCAACACTTCCGGTGTAGCAGTTTCGGCTGTCAACACCTCAACGGGTGTTGTAACTCACGCTACTACCTCCGCTGCTGTTGCAGACGGTGATGGTGTTGCGATTTACAGTCGTGCTGGTTTTACATCTATTGATGATATCGTCGCTCAAGACGGGGCATCAATGGGTGGTGTGTACGATTCTAATGCTAACTTCGCCGCAAACGGTGGAGTTCGAGCATACGACCTTACCTATGCTGACCGCACATCTGGTGCTTGGAATTCAGCATCAACAATTAGTGATAACAACGGTACGGGTCGAGACCTATCCCTAAACCTTATAGACAACTGTATTCAGTCTATTCGTACCAATGGTGGTGAGCCAAAGCTTATTACTCTTGGTCATGATCAGTACTTCACGCTTGAGCGTCTTTTGAACTCTCAGCAGAGGTACATGGGACAGGAAGAGTATCAGGTTGGTGTTGGTTCGGAACGAACGTTCCCCGGCACTCGAACTGGTCTAGTCCTTGCAACTTATCAGGGTATCCCAATCCTGCCAGATGCTGACACCCCTAAGAGTGTTAACACTTCTGACACGGTTCTTGGCTCGAACGTTTACGTTCTTGACACTGACTACCTTGAAATTGCTGTAGCACAGCCTACTCAATATGTAGAAAACCGTGACTACTTCGCAGCTAATGCGCTAGTGGTTCGTGGTCTGCTCTACACTATGGGTGAGCTTCGCTGCAAGAACTTCTTCGTACAAGCTAAGGTCACCGACCTTAACACGTAAGAATAATGGTTGGGGGTGGTTCTTGTAGCCACCCCCAGCTTCTTTTTGATTGAAATGTAAAGTAATGTAATGGTGAATAATGAGAAGAGTATACACAGATGGTGTGTTGCAAAGTTTGGATGTCCAGACTAAAAGGCTGGTAGGCGAAGTTATGAATCTATTGGAAGCTTCGGTACCTAACAGTTCTGCGACAGAAGCTTTGAAGAAATCTATAAAGCAAGCCTTGTGGCGTACAAATCGAAATATTCAGGATGATGTGAACAGTATGTCCTTCACAAATGGAGACAAAATATAATGACTAAACATACGTTTAAACAATCAAGTGTAACGGGCGACA